ATGATATGGTCCACGTGAAACCCTGAGGGTCGGTTTTCATAGATTTCTAGGAGTTGAAGTTTGTCCACCCAAGGAGGTGTGGCTTGTAGTTTAGAAGCGCGGTATTTAGCTGTACGAGCGGCTTCAACCGCTCGACCACGAGGAGTTTTACGATAGCGTTTACTTCCTTGACGAAACTTATCAAGATTAGCTTGTTGATATTTTTTTTGAGTATGCCTTACATATTCTCGATTATTTCTGACCCAAAGTGTCATAGCTGCTTTTTTCTTTATAGGATCGCGGGTTTTGACCGCATACTTCAGATGTTCCGAACATCGAGTACGGTTTGGTTCACATTGAGATTGGCATCCCGTGGTGGCTGTACACAATCCAAGTTCTTTTTTGTGCGCGACCATAAACTTGGACTTGGTGGTCCCAATGGCTTCAGCCGCTTTTCTAATGGAACCATGCTTTTCTAACAACTCTTTGTAACCCATGTGATAACGATAGCACGGGTTGCATCCAATATCAATAAAAGAAAACCCCCCAAGAGCAAGGCTCCTGAGGGGTCTTAATTTATAGGTTTTACCTAATGATTACGCGGATCTACCGATGTTCATGTAGATGAGATGTTTACGAGGAGCGTAAACAATCGGGGTCCCATACAAGAGTTGCATCCAGCGGTAAGCCGTTGCGACGATCGCAAGGTCCATTTTCATCAAAGGGGCCAACTGCTTAAAGCGTAGACACTCGCTGTCCATCGTGAGGAGATAAGACTGAGCAAGGCCTGGTTGACGTACGTTGAGGTCGCGGAAGGTAGCAGCGCCGCCGACAGAAGCCGGAGCAACGTAACCAACAAACTCGTGACCAGACGCAGCGCCAACAGGAGCGCGGTAGATCGCGTAAGCAATCGCACCAGCGGTAGCAGCGACGAGAACGTCGATTGCACCACCAGCAGCAACTGCGAGCGAAGCTAGAGCAGCGCCTTGAGCGCCCTCACCAGCAGCGTTGATCGCAGCGGCACGGTAGCTGTAGGTACCAGCAGAAGCAGAATCGAACTTCGATCCAGCAACCGTAGGAGCTACAACCGTAGCCGACGTGATCGTAGGAGCGGCAGGAGCGTCAGCAAGCGGGGCGGGAGCGCCGCGCTTAGGACGGAGGAAGACATCGCTAACGAGCGAGAACTCACCAGCAGAAGCTACGAACGACTGGAGCACGAAGCCCGACTTGCCGTTAGCAACGCCCATTGGGTTGATACGCTCTTTAGGATAAAACTGACGGCTAAGGTCAGAGTGCGCCTTAGTGTCAAGCATCATCATAGACGCCATACCAAAGTTCTCTTGAACGATGCGAGCACCGTCTTCGAGAGCATCTTGGTCAAGAACAAGACCACGGAGGTCTTTGATCACGTCTTCTTCAACGCCGTAGCCCGTGAAAGCCTTAGCTTTAGCCGAAGCGTCAGCATTGCCTTTACGGATCTGCTTATCGAGACCGTCCCATGCAAGGTCGGCTTCGGGAAGAAGAGCGGCATCAGCGCCGTCGAATAGACCGGACGCAGAAGCGTACCAGCCGTGGCCGTCGAAGAGTGAACGTTCGACAATTTCGAGGATCTTCATCGTACCGTTACGAATCTCGCGAGCAATCGCATCGCCGTGAGCGTTACGGACCAACGTGTAAACGTGGGTCAGTTCACGAGTCACGCCGATAAAGCGAACGCGCTGGATTTGACGGCTGTAAGACGAGTCTTCCGAACGAGGAAGAGCACCTTCAGCGATGAACCCACGGCCTTGATCGCCGTAAGCATCAACGCGGTTGTATTCTTCGATCGTGTTGTAAGCCTGATCCTTTGGCATTTGGGGCCAAAGTTTGATTTGCTTCATCTCGTACGTCACAGACTTAAGCGACGCATCGAGGCTTTCGACCTGGAGAACTCCGCCGCCAGAAAGGGAGGTAGGAGCGCCGGAATAACCGGCTCCGGCAGAAAGCGCCTTGTTTAGTTCATCAACTTCTTGCGCCGAGGTGACACCTGCGCCGCCTTCGAAATTGACGAAATTGTAAGTACCCTGGTTCATTTGAAATCTCCTTTAAAGATTAGGGTTAGTCCAACTTCAGTTCTTGGAACACAATTCTCTTCACTCGAGCGTCCGAGATGTTGCCAGTAGCTTCAAACTCGGCGACGTGATGAGAAGTGATTCCTTTCCCGTCGGCTTGGAGAGCAAGCATCGTATTCAACACTTGAGACTTCTTGATCTCGTTTGACGCCGGAGCGCCGTTCGACTTCTCGATGATCTCTAGGTTAGATACAGAACGCTTGTCGTAGGCCGGTTGGGACGCTAACTTCTCAACCTTCTCACTAAGACTCTTGATGAGTGTGTCCTTCTCATCTAAAGCCTTTCGAAGATCTGCGGTGCCTTCAAACACTGCCTTCTTCAAAACTTCTTCAAAACTTGGTTGCGCTGGTTTTTCTTCAGCGGCAGGAGCTGGGGTAGCTTCGATAGATTTAGCTACTTGTTCTGCTGGTTTTTCGCTCTCTTCGCGCCAGCATTTTACGAGTTCAAGCTCTTCTTCGTCGAGGATCTCAGAAAGCTCTTCGATAGACTTTTTCATCTTCTTCTTAGGCTTTTCTTCTTCCTCTTCGTCCTCATCTTCTTTTTCCTCTTCGTCCTCGTCTTCTTCTTCATCTTCTGACTTAGCGACTTGAGCGGCTACAGCAGAGGGGTCTGCGAGAGCTTGAGTTGCACCACCGTTTGAAGCGGAAGTTTCCGGAGCTACAGTTTCTGCCGCAGGGGTGACTGATGCAACAGGAGCAACAGACTCTGAAGTGATGGCTTTATTCACTTCTTCAGCTGGGGTTTGTTCGGCAGGTTTCTCGGTTTCGAGAATCTTACCGACGATCTCGTCAACAGACTTCTTGATATCTTGCTCGGTCACGCGCTTTCTCCTTTAGTTTTTGTCGTCGCTGAGACGATCAATCAAACTTTCGACGACCATCTCGGCAAGATCCATAGGATCATGAGATGGATACATCTCTTTCAAACTCTTCATCAAAGATCTTACCATAGCCTTCTTAGTGTTTTTCTTACTACCTTGGTGGGTCATGTTCTTAGGCGATTGCTCAAGCGACTCTTTTACCATAGCTTCTCCACCAGATCTTGCTGTTGGGGCCTTAGATCCGCTTACTCCGGCTGATAAGGCTTTTTGAGCAAACTCTACAAGCTTCTCTAGATCAGACTTCTCGATCGTAACAAAGTCAGACGCATTATCGAGTTGTGGAGCGTCTACAATAGCTTCTGGTGATGCTAGAGACTTACATAACTCTGCGTAAGTATAAGGGTTTACAGGATCGAGCGTTAGCGCCACTTTGTCAATACGGGCTTTTTTAATAGCTTTGTTATTGGCAAAATCACGCTGAATGATCTTACCCTCAATACTCATTTGAACACGGTTATGTGCGCCTTTTTTTAAGGATTTCAATATGTTATAAAAAGCTTTAGCTCGCTCTTGATGCTTAAAGAGGTATCCTTTAACCATTAGGCACTTTTTACCATCTTGTTTAACGAATTCAGCATCTTCAATTTGACCTAAAATGTTTTCCGGGCCTTTTTGATGGTCAAAATTTATAAGACCCCTACCTGCTTTTAAAAGAGAGATGTCTAGACCGTCTTGATCCACCGTCTCACCTTGTAAATCCTCATCAGGAGTAGAGGCAATGCCTTGTATTTGCCAAGATTCTTCTTCGTCTGATTTATGCAGCTCTACAGGTACGTAGAACTTGAAATTCTTTTCTGACATAAACCATATTGTATATCTGTTTGCGTTTTCTTTACGGTAGCTATTTTAAGCTTTCAACCTCTCGACGAAGCTTGGCAATAGCTTTTTGTTCGATGGAAGTGATAGCTGAGATGGATAGCTTCATAAGCTTAGCTATCTCTGATAAGGTATGAGCGTGATCATTGTATCTCAAGTACGTCCAAAAACAGTTACCATAATCAGGCGCATTGACCCACCAATTGTGTCCCTTCTCTAACGGCAACTTTTCTTCTCCGCACTTACAGTCGGAGGGGTGTGGGTACCTCATGCACTTATCATACCAACACGATATGACAAATACAACTACACAGCGTGTTTTTTTACTTGACAATGTCAGTACGATTATATCCCTCTTGACATAAGACCCGTTTTATGAAACCTTATAATACTTGTGTAGTCCTCATGGCGAGGCAGCAAGCCAAAAGCGTAGCTGCCGTCAAACAGGATATCCGCTTCCGTTCACAAGGATGGGGAAGCTCTGTCCACGCTTTTCAGCGTTTGACCATAGGCAACTGTATTTTGTTTTCCTATCGTGTATCGTACAAATCAGTATTTCAAAACATTGACTCCGCGCCGAATTGATAATCTTCTTGACGCTATCAGCGTTTTTTGCCATGATTACAATATGGGAACAGTGTTCGACGTAAAACAAGAAATCAACCGCCTAGAAGATCAGAAGTGGAACATCTTGCTACGTCATGGTCAGCACGCAGCAGCTCGTTTGTGGATTCCCATTGA